GATCGACATCCTTGTCGTACCCTTCCAACCAGCGATCAAATCTGTTACCACAGACACCGTTGGTCAGTTTATTCTGGGCTCCTACACAGAAGCAACCACGACCCCACCAGGCGTAAGATCTAGCGATCTGAACAATCTCCTCAACGTTAGAGGAAACCATTCCGCCTTCGATCGTGCTGATATGATGCGCTGGGTAGAACGAACAAGACGCTGCGATGGCGTGTTTGGTAAGGAACTCACCTCGCCACTTGCTACCCAAGGAATCACAGTTGTCCGCGATGTAGTGAATGTTGTAAGCGCGAATAATCTTGATAAACTCATCAAAGTCATAGGGATTACCAAGGACAGGAGAAGAAAAACACGCCCTAGTCTTGGTGGTAATCTTGGACTTGATCTCATCTAGATTCCAGTTCAGATCATCGTAGTTTACATCTACGAATACAGGTTTCAGACCGTTCTGAATGATGGGATTGATCGTGGTAGGGAATCCACAAGCACAAACGATGATCTCGTCACCATCTTCCCACTGGAAATACTTCTTCAGAGCAGCAATCATCACCAGGTTGGCAGATGATCCGCTGTTCACCATCACACTGTGACCAAACTCAAACCGCTTTGAGAAAGCACGCTCAAACTTATTAACTTCTTCTCCAGCAGGCAACCACTTACCCTTCAGAAGGGTTGTAATCGCTGCTGTTACTTCCTCATTACCCCAGTAAGGACCAGAGTAATAGATAGGTTTACCAGGTTCCCAGTCTTTGTTGGCAAGATATGGGAATAGATTTTCTCCTTCCGCGTGCAGGTTGTCAATAAACCCTGCAACTTTGTCACTTATAGACATAGGTCCTTAACGATGTGCTCTAGATCAAGATGCTGTTCAAATCCAAGTGCTCGCAACTTGCGAGTGTCCATCCAAAAACCTTGTGTCTGGACTGCTGTATGAAATGATGGGGGTTCGATGTTACCAATCTTACCCTTCGACTTTATATAGTGATTGGCAAGATGAATGATTTCAGAAACTTTGGTGGGTTTACCAGACCCGATGTTGTAGGTTTGATCCAACTCACCTTTCTCAAGTACAAGTTTGATGGCACGACATACATCATCAACATGCATTATATCACGGCAATGACTCCCGTGGTCGTATAAATTGATATCACGATCTGCTTTCAGTTCTTGAATCATCCAGCACAGTGCATTCTTTTTCTTAGATGCTGTTGGATCGTGACCTAGAACATTGCACAGACGGAGGATACGATACCTCATGCCTGTGGTCTCAGCAAATGACTTGATCAAATCTTCTGCTGCTCGCTTTGTGATCGAATAGAATCCAGTAGGATTCAACTTGGAATCTTCCTTTGCAGGCATGTATCCATCCTTCCCATACACAAACCAAGAAGGGATGAAGTTGAATACAATATCTTTACTGCGACAGTAGTCTAGAGTCTCACACAGAATCTTTAGGTTAGTATCTACGTCGCGGGTGATGTCATCATGGACGTGATAGTTATGTGTTGTGGAGATAAAATATAAGATTTCTTTAGAACGTGGGATACGTTCGTCACGATTCTGAATATCAACAATACTCTCATACATTTTGGCAAATCTGCCACCAACAAATCCAGGACCATAAAGAGAAATCATTGATTAAGATACCATTGAACAGTTTTTTCAAGACCTTTGTACAGTGGCGTGAGTGGTTCCCATCCAGTACGAGCCCTTAGTTTAGCAAAACTCATGCCATAACGCAAGTCCTGACCAGGGCGGTCGTCAGATACTCCGATCAAACTATGAGGTTTATCTATGATATCCAATACCATTTTAGTGATCTCAATATTCTGCATCTCACAGTCGCCACCGATATTAAATCTGTCGTTCAGGATGCCTTGCTCTTCCAGCATCCAGATGGCACGACAGTGGTCTTCTACCCACAACCAGTCTCTGATCTGGTGACCACCACCGTACATATAAGTCTTATCACCACGGAGTGCATTGAAGATTACTTTTGGAATAAGTTTTTCGACATGCTGATGAGGACCGTAGTTGTTGCTACAGTTTGTGATCAGATAAGGAAGTCCATAAGTGTTATGCCAGGTTCTAACGTAGTGGTCTGACGCTGCCTTGCTGGCACTGTATGGATTCCGAGGATCATATGGCGTTTCTTCTGTGAATAAGTTATCGTCATCCAAATCTAGAGAACCATACACCTCATCCGTAGAGATGTGATGAAACTTTTCAACATCAATACCAAGAGAAGCATTGAGAAGATTGATAGTTCCAACAACATTAGACTCTAGGAAGGGTCTGTAGTTCTTAATAGAGTTATCTACATGACTTTCTGCAGCAAAGTGGAATACTTTACTAGGTTTGTACTTTTTAAATACATGATCTACGTGGTTTTCATTCGTAATATCACACCACACAAACTCAAACTGCGGACTCCCAGGTATAAACCTAAGGTCCGCAGCGTAAGTTAGGTTGTCAACTACGAGAACCTGCTCATCAGTAACTGTACTTAAGTAATGTAAGAAGTTACTACCGATGAACCCTGCACCTCCGGTAACTAATATCATTCTGTGTAATACTCTCGCATGTTTACTCTACCATAGTCATCTTCTAGACGCACGATGTCATCTTCGGCACAGTTGGTTCCGTATTGTACTTCATAAAAAAGAACCCCCTTCTCACCTGCCGTCATACGATGGCGGGATCCTTGGGGGATATAAAAATGCTTGCCAGGAAGAACTTTCTCAGTATACTCATTGAGTTGAATCGTTCCAGAACCTTCCACAATAATCCAGTGTTCCCCACGGTGATTATGATATTGCAAGGAGAAGCGTTCACTGGGATTGACCCAGATCTTCTTCAACTTATAGGTTGGATCATCAGACTCCATGGTCTCATACCAACCCCAAGGTCTTTCACGATACACTACCGGAGTTCTTTTAAGCATTAGTTTTGTAGGGTACATGCACGCCACTTGCTTTTTAACTGGAAGCAAGAAACCAGGCGGGGTAACCCCATCCGCACCACCTGTTTTTAGGAAACAGGAAACCCAGGGGTCAAAAGACCATCCCGACCAGGGCGATTTTTATGTCTTCCCGAGACTCACACTAGAACACCGTTGTCCATCAAGTCATACTCAAGATTATCAAGAACAAGATTGTAATCCCTTTCCTGATCATTGTAAAAGTATACGTTACGGGATTTATAATACTTAAACACCTTATCATAAAGTTTAGGATGCTCTTCATCTAGAAAAACTGATCCTTCAACAGCAGCAGACAGAAGACTGATGTCCGTTTTGAACTTAGAAAAGAATGGGCTTTTAGCCATTGGACTTAGTAATAACTCCTAGTGTAGTTCTTGCCCGTGTGGGCAATCGAGGTGACAGGATTCGAACCTGCGGCATCTCGCTCCCAAAGCGAGTGCTCTACCAAACTGAGCTACACCTCGTGGACACTACACTTATCATTATGCTATGTGGGCGCTACACCCAACATACTGACAGTTTGTAGTGGGGCAAAAAGAAAGTAACCAACTCTCTAGATCACAGTGTGGTTAGCACCGTCGCGGGCGAGCCCATTCCCCGTCTCAGAGCCCCCAGTCGGATTTGAACCAACGACCTACGCTTTACAAAAGCGTTGCTCTACCACTGAGCTATAGAGGCACCAAGTTATCGTACTTCGTACGACAGTCTTTTGACTTTTCGATCACGTCTTGCTTGCTGCCAGGCGTAATCTTCCTTAGTTAGTCTAACAGGTTTGCTATCCTCTGTCAACTCTTTCTGTGTAATGATAATCTTGGAAAGATCATTACCACTGATCTTATCTTTATAGATCATGGTCTGGTTTGGACATCCGCAAGACTTCGGCTTCGGCGAGTCTTCTAATAGCGTGCCGCAAACCTTGCACTGAATGGTTAATTTCTTTGAGTTCATTCTTTATTTCGCGAATATCCTCATGTATATCCTGGTGATTTGATACTTGAAGAAGTTCTTTGAGATTCATTTGCGAATATTTATATGGGCGATGACGGATTTGAACCGCCGACCGATTGGGTGTAAACCAATAGCTCTACCGCTGAGCTAATCGCCCGTAAAGTGGGAGAGACCCAATGTCGGTAAGAGGACTTGAACCTCCACTCCACAAGGGAACTGGTACCTAAAACCAGCGCGTCTACCAATTCCGCCATACCGACAGGGTTGGGTCTCTCTACACTTCCTTCACACGGACCTGTAAAGTATAACACACATCCAAATATGTGTCAATATTATCTCGCAAATATCTGTAATGACCTTCGAGGATAAGGTGCTTGCGGCGAGATGTTTGTTACGTGATGCTGTTCTTTACTTGTATTCAATACCAGGAGACCTGGTTCAGGACAGACACAGTGCAAACCATTGTCTTCCCATACAAATAATCCTCCCCACTTTTTATCCCATTCATTTAGGTATAGGGTAGCACCATATATGTACCCAGCATCGGAATGAAACCTAATGCCAGACTCATGATGCCATAGGTGATAGTTAAACTGAGCATCGCCACTGGGAAGATGCTCGTGTAACTCTTTCTTGATCTTCTGTTTGTGTGTGAAAGAGACATCTGCGGATGATACTGGTCCGAAGATGCCCTCTCTTAGACTATTATCCCAACTTTGTTGACTTGTACACCAAACTCGCTTACCCCACAACGTGTCAATCTCATCATTTAGTAATGAGATTAGTGTTTGAGATACCGCATTACGAATGAGTATCAACTATCAGGCAAGGCGGGCAGTGATTGCGTCGGCGACAGCGGTTAGAGCTTCGGTATGAGTGGCAGCAGCACCAGTATCAGCGGCGATTTCGCCAAGGGCAGTACCGTTAGCAATGACTTGCCAACGCCATTCTAGAGAAACCGAGTCGAAAGTCACGCGGATTTTGATGCTTTCGTTAGTATATGCCATGAGATTTTTAAAATTTTATTCTCGATACTAGATTATTTAGCGATGTTCTTGGCATCGCTTTCAAAGATTTCCAAACCCTTGTCAGTCAAGACGTGATCGTACATCTTCTCAATGATACCAGGGGGAAGAGTGCAGATATCTGCACCGTTATACCACGAACGAACTGCTCGTTGTACTGTACGAATAGAAGCAGCAAGGACTTGAGTAGGACAACCATGAATCTTATACAGATCCGCGATTGAACGAACAACTTCTAGACCAGCAACAGATTGATCGTCAAGACGACCGACAAAAGGTGACACATAACGTGCACCTGCTCGTGCTGCCAAGACTGCCTGTGATGCACAGAAGATCAACGTCACGTTGACATTGATACCTTCATCAGATAGTTCCTTACACGCTGCAAGACCTTCACGAGTGCAAGGTACTTTGATGGTCGAACACTGACCAAACTTAGTATAAAGTCTCTTACCTTCTGTAATCATCTCATCAGCATCTCCCATTACTTCCATGGAGATATCTGGAACACCAAGGTCTTTGACCTCTTGGTACACGTCCTCAGGACGCCTGCCAGACTTAGCGATTAGAGATGGATTTGTAGTAATACCGTCGATTAGTCCTGTGGACCAATACTTTTTAATGATCTCGGTCTCAGCGGTGTCTAGAAAAATTCTCATTGTATTAGTTATAAAACGATCCGACTTGGATTCGAACCAAGGACCGACTGCTTAGAAGGCAGTTGCTCTGTTCCACTGAGCTATCGGACCATGGGTACATTATATATGGTGTGAATAAAAATGTCAATCCCCTTCTGCTGGAATGAGACTGACTACCTTTCGTTTGTGTGGGTGCTTCATGTTTACCTTGTGAACCAACTCCCACATCCTATCCTGAACCCTCCAAATAGGTTTAAGACTTTGGTACTGCTCAATCCAAGCATCATTAACCTGATACTTTGATAGTTCTTCAATCAGTTTTGTATCATCCTCAGCAACACCAAACATATTATGAAAGTGTCTATGAGTTTGATTCCATAACTTTGCAGCAAACGTTGACAGTTCAAGGTGACTTACATATTCAAAGTCAATCAACCTGTATTCACCTTTGTATTCTATCGTATTGTGTGGTCCATAGTCAAATGATCCAATGATTTTATTGTCATTGTTCCATGGCATGTTCTTGATCTTATTGATCTCATCAGTCAACTGTCTATTCAGGTCCTGAACCTCCTCAGTATTGCCCATTATATTACGAACATAAGAAAGTTTCTGCTGGTTCTCTGTAATATGATAGTGAACACCATTAGAGAAACCCCACCAACCATCAGGTTCTGCTACTTCATTCAACTCTTCCAGTTGCTTTGTAAGAACTTTAAACCATCTGGAGTTCAAACGCATTGGACGTACACCATAGATATACTCCATGGTAATACTGGGATCGTTTATATTACTAGTATACATTTTGGGAGCAGTCTCTAATCCCAAGTCCAAAAACTTTTTCTCAATGCTATATTGTAATACACTTCTGTACTTCTTATAGAATGCTGGACACGAACTGTTTTTACTAGGACAAATAAGAACGTTATTTTCGTCCGGCATGATACACCTTTAAGCCATCTAAATATATTTACCAACATAATTTTTGGAAGATGAAAAAGTTCTTACTTGGACTAGGCTTCCTTGTTATGGCTGCTCCGGCAGCACAAGCTGATATCACTCACAAGATCCAGTCGAGTGTTCAGCTGAACGTGAACGCTGCAGCGACTAACGTCACAAGAATCGGAAATTCCTACAGTATTTCTGGTAATAACATCTCCACCTCAGACGGTACAACTACTGGTGCTCTAGGTGGTCTTGGCACATTCACAAATGGTGTTGCTGCTCCAGCAAACATCACTGCCACACAGGCAACTGCAGGCGAAGCGTTCTCTTTCTCCGCTGCATACACCGCAGGAGACGCCACAATCACCTCTGCACCCAGTGTAGGTGCTGTTAGTGCCTTCTCTAACCAGACAAGCACTGCTGCTGGTTCTGCAGGCGATCTAGCTGGTACCATCGATTCCTCAGGTACTATCAGTCTGACGGCTGGTGGAGCAGGTACTGGTGCTACCGGACAATTTGTATCGGAGATTACGGTACGATAATATGAAAAGATTCCTTGTAGTATTACTTCTACTAGGATCGCCAGCATATGCAGTCCCTGTGGTACCAAATTTTACACAGGGCTCGATGACCAGCCACACTGAGACAACTTCGACTGTGACTGAGACCATCAACTCGATGGACTACAATACAGGATATCAATATTCTGCTACGGGTTCTGGTATTACCGCCAGTGGTAATCTCAGTCCAGGCACTGGAACAAATAATGTAACTATTGATGGAGTGACATCATCATGGACAGGAGTAACCTCCAAACCACAGTTCACACAAACAACACCGGGGAATGCGTTCCAGTTTACGGAGACCTATCAGGGACCGGGGCTGAGCAACCATACGATTATCCAAAGAGAAACTACCATTCAAAGCATAACAGATACTACAAGTATCTTCCAGCAGTAGTATCTCTACTATTCTGTGTCCCGGCAAATGCTGAAAGTGTTGGTGGTGTGTCTGCTACAGCAGCTCCAATCGCAAATAGCTCTGGCTCAGTGACTAATCAGGCGATCCAGGTTTTACAGGGTCCATATATTACTAACACTTATGGGGGCGGCATTCAGTGTCAAGGTGAGACTGTCAATGTCACCCCTTTTATTACAGGTAATGTGTCTGCACAAAAACCTTTTGAAGGTTGGTGGGACAGTCCTGTCTATGATATGACTACAGATGATGATGGAAACTTAAACAACCCAGGAGATATTTTATATTATACGCCGACGAGAACTGGACAGAAAGATAACTATAACTTATCTCTAGGTCTTAGTGCTACATGGTCCAAACCAAGAGATAAGAAACTACAGGACCTGTGTAAAGAAGCAGCAAGTACACAGATCAAGTATCAACAGCAAGCAATCGCCAATAAGAGATTGGACTTTGAGATTGCGAGACTTAAAAATTGTGGCGAGTTATTAAAATCTGGGATCCGTTTTGCACCAGGTACTAGATACGCTACCATCTGTGCAGATGTACAGGTAAAAGGAGTGAACTTTATGGTTCCACACGTTCATCCTATCCCAACAACTTCTTCAGAATATCCTTCGACTTCTCCTTCTCCCGCTGGATCCGCTGACGATCTCTTACCCCAACAAACTTCGCCTGATAACCAGGCTTCAACTTCTTCAAAACCTTAGTAAACGCTGTCTTAGCAGCAGGTTTTAATACTCTAAGAATGAAGTTTAGAACAGGTCTAGCGAGCAGACCTGCAGATGCTGCTGCGAATGCAATAGTAAGAGTAGAACTTATCTCAGCATTCTTTGGCAGGTATTCATTGTTAAGAAAAGGTTCCTGTGCATTAGATTGTGGGAGTACAGGTATCTCTGTCTTAGTATCAGTCTTAACCTCCTCAGTTTTAACCTCCGGATTCTTTGGAGGTGGTGCAATAGGAGGAACCGGTGCTTCAGTTTCAAACTTTAACTTGTTCCTATTGTAGTCAATAGGATTAAATGATGGTGTATTGGCATCACAGTAGACTTTAACACCATCAGGATCATCTGCCATGATGGTGTCAGTGCCACCTTCGTGTGCCTCAACACATCCAGGTATATTGATGATGGGTACACCGACTTGTTCAGTTACCGGAGGATAAATCG